GCAGCTGGAAGTCCATTCACAGATTACCTAGACTTACTAATAAGTTTGCCAGGCATGGTTGTAAATGGTGGTCAACTAGATTTTGATACCGATGCATTTCTTATGGGATTAAAAAAACAATTTAAAGAAGCAGGTAAAGATTTTCAAACAGAATTACTTGCATACCCTTTACCAGTAGTATCAGAAATAGCTGGTCAGGCAGAATTAGTAGGACTCGATTTACCAGAGACATTAGGTGACTTAATTGATTTAGAAGAAATAGGTGAGTTTAAAAAAGTAGATTTTCCAAACTGGAATATAGATAAGTTAAGAGACAGAATTGATAACTTCATAAAAAATCTACCTCAAATGTTACTTGAAGCAGTTCTAGCAAAACTTGCAAAATATCTTGGGATGCTTATACCATCTGGTATACCGATACCATTTACTCTATGTTCGTTCTTAGAGTTCCTTGGTTTTCCAAAACAAATAGATGTTGTAGAACTAGCACTTGAAGGTGCATAAATACTATTATGAGTGTTCAAAGTAAAAACAAAATTACTGCAAGAAAAAATTTCTATACTGATATTGATTTAAATATCACACCACATCCTTCTTCTGGTGATTTAGTTTTAAAACAAGATAAAGAGGCAGTCAAAAGGTCAGTCAGAAATATTATGTTGACTAATGATTATGAAAGACCTTTTAAACCAAACTTTGGTGCAAATCTTAGGGGACTCCTATTTGAACTTGCAGATGATATAACAAGAATGGAAATAAGAAATCAAATATCAGAAGCACTAGAAATGTTAGAACCTAGAGTAAAGATTGACCAAATATATTTAAATCAGTCACAACCAAATACTATGAATGTTAATATACATTATGGTGTGATAGGTAGTAGAGAACCTCAAGAATTAGAAGTAATATTACAGAGAGTAAGATAAAATGGCAACAGTAAAAAGTTCACAAGTCAATATCACTGATTTAGATTTCGATGATATTGCATCCAATCTAAAAGAATATCTTAAGGGTCAATCGACTCTTAAAGACTACAACTTCGAAGGTAGTAATATTAGTTTATTAATTGACCTTCTTGCATACAGTTCCCATGTATCAGCTTTTAATGCAAACATGGTTGCATCTGAATTGTTCTTAGACACTGCACAAATAAGAAAGAATGTAGTCTCTCGTGCAAAAGAAATAGGATATACTCCTACAAGTGCAACTGCCTCTATGGCAACAATAGATTTACAAGTAAACAGTCCTTTAATTGGTGGAGAAATTCCAACATCATTAACTCTTAATAGAGGACATAAATTTAAAACATCCTATGATGGTTCTGTATTTCCATATGTTCTTTTAGAATCAAAAACTATTTCACCTCTAGATGGTATATTTAAATTTGAAAACCTTAAGTTATATCAAGGAACTATGAACTCTGATATCTTTGCATATAATGGTCAGATACAAAATCAAAGGTTTGCATTATCAGAAGAGTTAGTTGATACTTCAAGTATTACAGTTACAATACAATCAACAGGTGGTGGTTCATCTGCATGGGCAAAGTCAGAAGATATTAGTGGTGTAGATAAAGACAGTAAAGTATGGTATGTACAAGAAAACGACCAAGGTTTATTTGAAGTATACTTTGGTGATGGTGTTATTAGTGCAGAACCTTTAGATGGTGATACTATTACTATATCATATCTAGTAACAAATTCAATACATACAGAAGGTGCAAATATATTTACAATGTCAGATTCCATTGGTGGTAACTCCGATGTAACTCTCATTACTAAGAATGCATCATCTGGTGGTAAAGATAAAGAAGATATTGAATCAATTAGATTTGCAGCTTCAAAGTTTTACACCTCACAAAACAGGTTGGTAACAGTAGACGATTATAAGTCTAAACTGCAAACTCTATACCCTGGCGCAGATTCTATTTCTGTCTGGGGTGGTGAAGATAATAATCCACCACAATATGGAAAGATATTCATTGCAATTAAACCTTCACAGAATGTAAATAAATTAACTTCATCCGAAAAAACTTTGTTAAGAGATAAGATGAGAAGACTAAATATGTTAACAGTCAGACCAGAAATAGTAGATGCTGATGTAATCGAAATCCTAGTGACTTGTAACTTTAAGTTCAATCCTAGAGCAACTACTAAGACTGCATCTGAATTAGAAACACTAGTAAGGGCTGCAATCATTACACATGACAGTACCTATCTAAGTGGGTTTGATAGTATTTTTAGGCATTCAGTTCTAGCGACAGACATAGACAATGCAGAATCTTCGATTCTCTCGAACATAACAACTGTCAAACTTAGAAAAACTATATCTCCTACTTTAGGACAATCTAAAGGTTATGATATAGAGTTCGGTGATGGAAATAAGTTTTATAATCCTCACCTAGGACATAACAAACTTGGTGGTGGTATTATAACAACCACTGGATTTAAAGTATCTGGATTCACCGATACTTTCTTTTTTGATGATGATGGAAATGGAAATCTAAGACGATATTCTTTAAGTGGTTCAGAAAGAGTTTATGCAGATAGTCAAGCAGGAACAGTAGACTATACAAATGGTAAAATAACAGTCAATGGTGTTAATATATTAGAGACATCTAACACCGATGATACAATTCACTTTACAGTGATTCCGAATTCAAATGACAGTGTTGCATATAGAAGTAATCTTCTAGACATCAACACATCATTGATTAGTGTGACTGGAGCAACAGACTCCATCGCATCTGGTGATACGAGTGCTGGGGTTGGATATACATCCTCTTCTAGTTACTCCTAAACTATGATTCATGTGTATGCATGAAGTAATATTCCCACATGGTGTGGGTTTTAATAATGCTAAATTAGAGAGGAACTAAAAATGGCAGATAAAAAAGTAACAGCATTGTCCGACTTAGGGACAGGCATCGCAGGTGAAGACTTGCTTCATGTTATTGACGACCCTTCTGGTACTCCAGTAAACAAAAAGGTTTCAGTCAGTAATGTTTTAAATAACCTTCCAGATTATCTGGGATTTGCTCAATCAGCAGAAGCTGTATCGTTCAGTTCGAACGCTGCAACTGCAACAGCAGGTAAATGGGCACACTACTTAACATCAAGTTCAAGTGGAACAGATGTCCTAACATTAGGAAATGGTTCTACAGGACAAGTTAAGTACTTTGTGTTAGTAAGTGATGGTGGTAGTTCTCCAGAAATTACACCTTCTGGTACTTTCACAGGTGGTACTAAAGTAACACTTGACAGTGCTGGTGATTCAGTTGTAATGTTATACACTGGTTCAACATATGGTTGGGTTGTTATAGGTGGACATTCTTTCTCAGTTGCATAAGGATAATTAAATGCCAATTCTCAATGACAGGATAGTAGACCAACTTGATGAACTCTTACCAGAGTATATCAATGAGGAAGGACAAGGACTCAAAAAGTTTTTGTCTGCATACTTTGACTTTCTTGAGAAAGGTATTCTTATCTATAACTCTGGTACAGAACTAGAGACTATTGGGTTAGAAGATGGAGAAGGTGCAGTCATACAAGAAACTGCAACCTTCTCTCCATCACCTTTAGATAAAGCAAAATTCTTGTATGAACAAAATAACCTTGGACAAGCACAAACAGGTTCATGGGAGATTGGTGAATATGTAGTTGGGTCAACTTCTGGTGCAACTGCAAGAATTGATGTTATAGGAAATACATCTAACAAACTCTATATAGAGATGTTCACTGAATCACAATTCCTAGTAGGTGAAACCATTGTTGGTCAAAACAGTGGGTATACTGCAAAAGCAAATTCTTTTGAAGGTGGTGCATTGTTCGCTGCAAATAATCTATTGGATTATGCAGATGTCGATAAGACCACAGGTGACTTTTTGGAATATTTCCGAAAAGATTTCATGCCTTCAATCGATGCAAAAATAATTGCAGATAAAAGATTACTTGCAAAACATATTAATGATATCTATCTTGCAAAAGGTAGTATGGCATCATATGATTTCTTATTCAGAGTATTATATAATGAAGATATAGAAATCAGTTATCCAAGAGATAACATCGTAAAACCCTCAAACTCTAAATGGACAGAATCAACAGTAGTACATTTATTCTCAGAAAAAAATCTCCTTGAATATGCAAAAGGAAAAATAGTTAAAACGAAAGAGGGACAGATTGTTACTGAAATACAAGCAGATACAATTACAAGAGTAACATCTGGAGAAGGAGATAATGTTTACCGATTGGTAATCATGGAGCCTTTCATAGGTTCATTAGATATTGGTGATAGAGTAGAATTACAATCAAGAGAAACACCAGACAAATTCCATAATGCAATTGTTAGAGGTATTGTTGAAGACCTTGATAAAGACAATGGTAATGTTATGTTCAGACTTGAGTCTGGAACAGGAACAGGATTCTTTGCATCTGAATCAGATGATACAGAAGGTATCATGTTGGAAACTGCAACAGACAGTATTGCATTAGATGTAAACAACTTAATTCTTTTAGAAGAAGGAACACAAACAGATAATAGTTTAAACGAAGTCCATGGTAAAAAACCTATCATGGTAAGAGAAACAGTTAATACACCACAAACAGAAGCAGTGATTGGTGGTGCAATGAAATCAGAAGAAGCATCACAGGGTGCATTATATTCTATATCAGAAAATGTTACAGTTAATTTACCACAATCAGAACTTGGTGTTGGTCAATTTGCAAAAACACTTGTAGGTAATATTGAAGATGGTAAAGTAGAAAAAGTTTTAGTAGACCCAGCACAGAGAGGTACAGGATATGAAGATGGTGACTTAGTTGTATTTGATAACACCGATTCTGGTGGGACACTTGCATTAGGTGAAGTTACATCTACATCTGGAGATATTTTTCTAGAGAGTGGAACTACATTTGGTGCATTTGAATTTGTTGCAACTAGTGGTCAGACTACATTCTCTGGAAGAGATAAACATAATAACCTCTTAGTATATGACCCAGAAAATGTTGTGGTAAGAGTTAAGAGAGCAGATGTAACACAAAACATAACTGCACAGGGTGGTAATATTCCATTTTCAGTATTTGAAGAAGTAAGGGGTTCTGCAAACATTGGTATCAATGGTTCATCAATTGTATTCATAGGGACTTATGCACAAAGTAGTCATGCAAACTATGTTGGTAATGTTGGTACTATTATCGAGGTGTTTGCACAACCAGAAGAAACAACTTTAATTCTGGAAGATGGATTACAATCAACAGGAGAAAATAAATTACTCTTTGACCAATCTGGTGCAAATCCAACAGGTTCAATATCAAGAGTTAGAATGTTAACCAGTGGTATAGGATATCAAAAACTTCCAGAAGCTTTTGTGGGTGGTGAAGTATTCTATGAAGATGAAGGTCTTGTTGATTTATTTACAATTGGAGAAACAGTTACATCTGGAACTACAACAGGTAGATTAGTTGACCACGACAAAGGTGCAAACAAACTTATCATTGCTAAACTACAAGGTACAACAGATACTACCACATTTACAGTAGGTAATACGATTACAGGACAACAGTCTGGTGGTATTGCAGTAATTAAACAAAGTAGTTTTACTAGAGGTGTGGGTGCAAAACTTTTACCTTATGGTAATAACATTGGTACAGTAGGACAACTAAGAGTTATAGAAGAAGGAAATCATTTTGATAAATCATCTGGTATCCCAGACTTTAGACATCACTTTATTTATGGTAGAGCATCTGGTATCCCAGTAGTCGATACTACAATCACAGGTGACTTTAGTAGTGCAACAGGAACAGTAAAAATTGTAAATGGTGATAAAAATCTTATATCTATCGAACCCATACAGGGAATGTTTAAAAAGAATGAAACTGTAACTGCATCCGATGGAATAACATTCCAGATATTAGAAGGTAACCCAGCAACAGTTGGTGCAAAAAATAATTCAATTAGTAGAGTAGATGGTAACTATACAAGTGATATTGGTTTCCCATCTGTAACATCACAAAGAATACAAGATTCATTATTCTATCAAGACTTTTCATATGTAATTAAAGTTGGTCAGAGTATTAATAACTATCGTTCAGTTGTACAACAATTATTAAATCCAGCAGGTACGATTTTCTTTGGAGAGGTTGCAATTGTTAATCGTGTAGATGGAAGTGCAGAAGGATACAGAACAGGTTCAAACGATGATGGATTTGATGGTGATAGAATTACAAGGTCATTTGTACCAACACTTTATATTGGTTCTAAGATTGACCCAGCTAAAGTTGTTCTAGAAGAAGGGACAGTTGCATCTGGAGAAGAAGATGTATTCTATGCAGAAGAACAAAACATAATTTACGAAGATAACTCTGGTGTAGTAGTAACCGAAAGATTCCTTGCAGATGATAGACTAAGATTAAATTTAAGTACAACAGATATGTCACCAAGTGGTGCAAGAGATTTCTCAATAGGTGAAACAGTATCACAAAATTTATTTAAAACACAAAGTGGAGACATTGCAACAATTACAGGTAGAGTTGTAGATAGAGAAAGAGATGAAAATGGTGACTTAGTTGCAGACCCAACATTTATAATTATTGATACCATTAGACCAGACCATACTGCAATGAAACAATTAACTTCCGAAGGTGGAAGAGCAGGTGTCTTCGGTTTGTTTAAAGAGACACATGGTGATTGGAAAACAGACCAGTCAGATACAGACATAGAATTTATACATGGTCTTATTGGAGAATCTTCTGGTAAGAAAGCAATTATTAATACAGTAATAGATGCAAGTACTAAAACAGACCAAGGTTCTGGACAGGCATTTATTGTTGGTCAAGATATTACAGAGTCAGATGTTGGATTGTATGATAGGATTATTCGTGCAAATGTAACTGCACATGGTCATGAGGTTGTCAAAGAATTAGAAATGTATCCTCATTATGTACATACTAGAATCTATTATAACACTTTAGATAATGCATTGTCAATAGGACAAACTGTTAAAGGTGCAACTTCTGGTAAGTTAGGTCGTGTTATGGAACACGATACAGTCAATAAATTTATTATTGTCTGGGAAGGTGCAGATTCATTCGGTGCAAATGTAGGAAGTTTTACAACAGAAGGAATTACAAATGAATCTGGTGGTACAACACACTTTACTGCAATAACAGTAGAAGAACATCATGTACATGAAAATATAGTTAAGGTTGATATTGGACATAACTCTCCAGTAGTTACACCACCTCAAAACCAAGTAGTTGACCCTAATGATGATTTTGACCCGCCAGGCACACTTGACCCTAATGCATTCTTTAAAGCATCTGAATTCTATGAAGGTGCAAACAGACAACAAAGAAAGAATATTAGTATACTACAAACCTTTGCAAGTTCACAACCAGTATCAACAAGAAATACAAGTTGGCATAATACAGGAAAGATAGATACATCATCTACTGATAAAGAGACAGGGCCATTCTTAAATGCAGATAGTAAAGAAGATTTAAATCAACAAGGATTAAGAGGTAGTGCAAATGCAACTACTATTGCATATGTGGGTGGATTAGATTGGGGTGAAACAATTAAAAGTGCAACTGGTGGTTCTATAATTAATAACCTTGCATCAAATAGAGAAAGACACAAAGTTCCATCCGATGCAAAAATTATTAACTCAGTTGCAAATGTAGATGAAGAATTTATTATAACAGAGGATGGTTCATATCTAATAGAAGAATTAGACCATGGTTTCTTGATGGCAGAACCAGAACCAGAAAGATATAATTCTGTTACTACTACAGATGGTCGTTATTATGTTGGTGATAAATGGACTGTAGACCCAACAGAAGAACTAACATTAGAAGATGGTAGTAGACTTGCATTAGAAGATGCAACAGACATAGAAGAACATGAAAGATTTGTGACTGAAAGGTCATATAACTTGGGTTCATACTTTATGAAATCAGAAATACAAGATACACTTGTATACGAAGATGGTAGTAGAATAATCCAAGAAAATGCAATATCATTTGGTGAACCAGTCGAAAGACTTGGCCCAACACTAGGTGACCTTGCAAGAATAGGTTTCTCTCAAACACTTAAGTTTGAGGAAAGAATAACACAGGAAGATGGTGATAATATTCTCATGGAGAGTGAAGCAGGTAGATTACTTGTAGAAGCACCATATGAAGGTGTTAAAATTAGTGATATAAGTACTTTATATCCAAATCAGAGTATTTCAGACTTACAGGAACATAAAGGTAGAACAATGATATTAAATTACCCAGCTTCTGTACAATCTGGTGTATAAATACATATAAATACTTTAATAGAAATTATTTTTAACTTAGAGGAAAGGATAAAATGGCAGCGATAATTACCGAAAAATTTCGTCTCCACAATGCAAAGGAATTCAAACAAAGTGCAACCGAGTCTGGTAATGCAATGTATATGTTTATTGGAAGACCTTTATCGTGGACAGATGATTCAAACCCGCCGACTCCAGTAGACTCTCTAAACGATGAGTATGATGCATATGCAAATATGACTGCACTTAAAAAAGTGTCCGCTACAGATGTGAGTCATGCCATTATCCGAAGAGACTGGACATCAGGCACAGTATATGACGAGTATCGTCATAACTATACTTCAAGCAACACTGCAAACAGTGGTGCATCAACACTATGGGCATCAACATTCTATGTTGTCACCAGTGATTACCATGTATATAAAGTAATCTCAAATAACAATGGTGCAAATTCAACAGTAATGCCTACAGGTACTTCAACTAATATCTTAACAACAGCAGATGGATACAAATGGAAATTTATGTATTCTATCTCTGCATCAGATGTTATTAAATTTGTAACATCTGATTTTATACCAGTAAAAACTATTGGTGCAAAAGCAGGAGTTGAAGGAGAAGTTGGTGGACTAGGAACTGCAGCTGCAGATGATAACTCTGCACAATGGGATGTAGAGAATGGTGCAACAGATGGTACTATTGAACATGCAAGAGTCACAGCAGGTGGTTCTAGTTATGGTGCAAATGGAACATATAATGTTGCAGTAAGTGGAGATGGTACAAGTGGACAACTACAAGTAACAGTATCATCTGGTGCTATCACAGCAGTAACAGTAAATGCAGTAGGTTCTGGATACTCAGTTGTAAGTATTGATAATAGTTTATTAAGAACTGCAACAAGTTCATCTGGAACAGGTGCATCTTTTGATGTAATAGTCAGTCCTAAAAATGGACATGGTTCAGATGCAGTAGAAGAACTAGGTGGAAACTATGTCATCGTTAACTCTCGATTAGAATATGCAGAGGGTTCTGGTGACTTCCCAACAGATAACGATTTTAGACAAATAGGTTTAATTGTAAACCCAACTAATGCTGGTGGTAACACACTTTCAAGTGCAACAACATTAAGTGCATTAAATAGAATTACATTAGCTACTGGTGCAACAATGCCAGCAGTAGATGACACAATTGCAAATGCATCTTCAATTACTTCTGGAACTGCAACAGGTAAAGTAGTATCTGTAGATTCAACTAACAGATATGTTTATTACTTACCAAGTGTAGATTCAGTTGGAAACTTTAATTCATTTGCAAATAGTAATGGTGTTTTTGTAGGAAGTACACAAAAAGGAACTATTCTTGCAAGTGGTGGTGTAAGTTCAGCATATCCAGAAGTTCAAAGAAACTCTGGTGATATTGTTTACTTAGAGAATCGTGGTGCAGTTGCAAGGGCAGCCGACCAGATTGAGGATATAAAACTAATTATAGAAATGTAGGATAACTAACAGTGGCTCAAAAAACAGACCTAAATGTTAGTCCTTATTATGATGATTTTGCAGAGGATAAGAGTTTTCATCGAATCCTCTTCAAACCATCTGCAGCGATACAGGCTAGGGAACTAACACAATTACAATCAATACTTCAAAATCAAATTGAAAGATTTGGTTCACATATGTTCAAGGAAGGTGCAATCATCCTTGGTGCAAGAACTAACTATGACAATCAATACTTTGGAGTAAGGGTTGAAGATACAAATCCAAATGGAAGTGGTGTGTCTGCCACTGAATCTTTTCGTACAGAATCAGTAGGTAAATTTTTTAAAGGTTTAACCTCTGGTGTTGTAGGTAAGATTGTAAATTCAAGTATAAAAACTACAGAAGATGCATTAACACTTCATGTTAAGTATCAAGCAACAGGTAATTCTGGTTCTACATTCTATACAGAATTCCAAGATGGTGAAACACTAGACGAAGTAACTCAAGACTCAGATGGTCTTGGTGGATATACTTCTGTATCATCAAATAACCAATTTAAAGTTTTATCAATTCCTGGCTCTATAAATGTAGGGTCAATGGCAGGTTCAGCTGCAAGTATATCCGAAGGTATCATTTATACCAGAGGTATGTTTGTACAAGTTCCAGCACAAACAATTATTTTAGAAAAATATTCTAATACTCCATCATACAAAGTTGGTGTAGATATTGCAGAAACATTTACAACATATACAGAAGATGGTACATTACTTGATAATGCACAGGGGTCATCAAACGAGAATGCGCCAGGTGCTGACAGACTTAAAGTACAATTAGTTCTTGCAAAGAAATCTTTAACTGCAACCGATTCAACAGACTTTATCGAATTGATGAGATTAGCTTCTGGTGATGTAGTAAGAAAACAAGAGATTACAGAATATAATAGAATCCAAGAAACTCTTGCAAGAAGAACATTTGATGAATCTGGAGATTACACACTACAACCTTTCACTCTAGGATTTAGAGAACATCTAAACAACTTATCAAACAATGGTGTGTTTACTTCAACATCAACTCCTAGAGGTGATGAATCTAAATTTGTTGCAGTAATATCTGCTGGTAAATCTTATGTAAGAGGATTTGAAGTAGATAAACAAACTCCAACATTTTTAACATTCGATAAAGCAAGAACAACATCATCAAAAGATAATGTTGCATCTGCATTTAGAATTGGTAACTTCTTAAAAGTTAACAATGTATATGGTTTACCAGACATTGGTGATGCTGGTGATTTAAATGCATTTTCAGAAGTAAACCTTATGTCTACTGCAAAAGGTTCAGTTGCAAGTGATGATGGTGGTGGAGAAAAAATTGGTTTTGCAAGAGTAAGAGCATACGAACAATTTGACTCGTCAAGTGATGCATTGCATTTATTTGATGTCCAGATGTTTACCAAATTAACAACTGCATCAGTAACATTTGCAAAAGGACAAAAAATTATAGGTTCTGTTTCTGGTGCAACAGGTATTGTTGCAGAGGCAGTATCAAGTGGAACAACAGTTAGATTACATAGTGTTGTAGGACAATTCAATACTAGTGATGTAGTAAGAAAGATTCAAAATTCATCTGGTGGTGTAGCTGTAAGTGCAATAAGAATATTCGACATTGGTAGAATAAGAAGAATACATCAAGACAGAGGAACAGGTGTATTCCAAGAATTTGGTGCAGATGTTTTATTAGAAAACAACTTTACATTAACAGGTAGTGCATTTGGTACTGCCGATGGAAATAGTGCAGACGATACAATCACAGGTGTTGCATCTAAATTTACTTCTGAATTAATCGAAGGGGACAAACTATTATTCCCAGATGGTACTACTGCAAATGTAGTATCTGTAACAGATAATGATACAGCAGTAGTCACTGATTTAACAGCAGACTTTAATGGTACAGTAGTAAGACAAAGAGCTCAGTTCTATAACCCAGACCAAACAGTTGCAATTTCTGGATTACCTAACTCTGGTATTAAAGATATTTCAATCGAAACAGAAGTAGTAAGAAGACAAGTAATTGTACAATCAAGTGGTACAGGTGTATGTACAATAACATCTACAGATGGTACATTCGTTGCATTTAGTGAAGATGATTATCATGCATCAAGAAGTGATACAGGTGCAAAAATATCTTTATCATCTAGTGATGTATCAATCTCTAATGGTGCAAACAGTGGTTCAGTACAAATTAGTACAGGTGTCAATAGTACAAACTTTAAAGTTATTGTTACAGTACAAAGAGGTTCAGTAACAGAAGCATCTAAAACATTAGTAAAAGGTTCAACAGTTACAGTCAATACTGCAAACTCAACCTCAGTTTATGGACAATCCTATCAACACAGAGATATCACATTAGGTGTTGCAGATGTATATGCAATAAGAGGAATATTCGAAGGTGGTAATGCAGTATCATCTGGTGGTGCAACTGCATCAACAGACCCAGTACCACCATCATTTACTTATACAGCAGATGCTGGAAGTAATGCATTATCTACAAATGGAACAGAGGTTGTTGGTAGTGTTTCTAATGCAAGAGGTATTGTAATTGAAAATGATTCCAATACTGTTTACTTCTATTATAAAGAAGGTTCTGGAAAATTCCAGAGTGGTGAAGGCATAACCTTTACAGATGGTTCAGAAAAATCTGGAACAATTAGTAATCTATCAAATGGTTCAAAAGAAATTACAGATAACTTTATATTTGATGATGGTCAAAGAGATGCATTTTATGATGTATCAAAAATCACTAGGAAAGCAGGAGCTCCTTCACCAAACAATCCATTAATGATTGTAATGGACTTCTTTACACATTCTGGTTCTGGTAATGTATTTACTGGTAACTCATATGGTACTATGGCATTCCAAGAAATACCTAACTATACAGCAGACAGGTTTGACCCAAGTGCATCCTTTGATGCAGATGGTGATTTCCAACTTGCAGATTCAATTGACTATAGACCAATTGCAGCTAGACAACTAACTAATCAACCAGCTGCAGATGTATCTAATCCACAAAATATATCTTCAATAAGTTCATATCCATTCTCATATAGTGCAACTGCATTCGAAGGAAATGGTTCTTTCCCTACAGACCTTGCAAAGATTGGTTCAAACATTACAGTAGATTATGACCATTATCTTGGAAGAATGGATAGATTATTCTTATCTTCACAGGGAGAGTTTATAACAGTAACAGGTGAACCATCAGAAAATCCTAAGAAAGGTTCAAAAGTTGACAATGCAATTGAGATTGCAGAAATAGATATACCAGCATTTACTCCAGATGTAGGTGAAATACAAACAAGTTTAATACAACATAGAAGATATACCATGAGAGATATTGATGGTATACAACAAAGATTAACACAATTAGAAACAGCAGTGTCACTATCTATGTTGGAAGAAAAAACAGAAACACTACAGGTTTTAGATGATGAAGGATTTGATAGATTTAAATCTGGATTCGTTGTAGACCCATTTAAAGGTCATGGAGTTGGAGATGTATTCCATCCAGATTATGGTGTTTCAATAGACCAAAAAGAAGGAATGTGTAGACCTTCACATAGAACAAATTATTTTGATATGCAATTTAATAATGGTATATCATCTAACATTACTAAGAGTGGTGATTTACTTACATTACCATTTACAGAAGAAGCTATTATTACTTCTAATAAGGCATCACAACAAGTGAATGTTAACCCATATGATGTTGCAAACTTTGTAGGAAGAATGGAACTAAGTCCAGACAAGGATGTCTGGCATGACATGGAACAACTACCAAGTATTACAACCGAACAAGAAGGAAACTTTGATGCAGTATTAGCTGGTGTTCGAGTTGGTACAGTATGGAATGATTGGCAACAAACATGGGCAGGTGTTCCAAGAATTAGAACTATTCCTGGCGGAAGAGTTAGAGGAAGACTGTTTGGAACTGAACCTCAAGAGTTTGAATTTGTCAGAGGTGCAAGAAGAATTAGAAGAAGAAGAAATAGAAATGTTGGTAGAGGTAGAATTGGAATTCGTAGTACACAAATAAGAACTATACCAACAAGACAAAACAGAACTGGTATTGTAACCAATGTTGTTGAAGATATTGTAGAAACAAGAAACGATAGAGTAGTCGGTGTATCTGCAATTAATTTCATGAGAACAATCGACATAACAATGTCTGGTGAATTATTAAAACCAAATACTGCATTGAATGTATTCTTTGATAACATTAATGTAAATGCACATTGTACTCCTTCATCTGGAACTTATGGTGTAGGTGGTGGAACATCTAAAGGAACAAAACTTAAAACTGATAACCAAGGTAAACTAAGTGCAGTCTTTACAGTACCGAATGATGATACACTAAGATTCGAAACTGGTATTAGAACTCTTAAAGTTACTGATACTGATACAGTCGACAGTGCATTGTCAACTACATCTGCATTTACAAACTTTATGGCAAATGGTTCATTGACTTCTACACAAACAGAAGTTATCTCTACAAGAAATGGTAGAGTTACACAGGAATCAGTAAACGAAGCAAGAGCAGGTTCAATCACTACTATATCAACCACAACAAGATGGGTTGACCCACTTGCACAATCATTCCTTGTAGAAAAAGAAGAAGGTATGTTTATAAACTCAATCGAAGTATTCTTTAGTGCAAAAGATGGTGGTGGATTACCAGTAACATGTTCTATTAGACAAATGTTAAATGGTTCACCAACTCAGAAAGTATTACCTTTTGCAGAGAAGACATTATATCCAAGTGAAATTACAACAAGTTCAAATGCACAAGTAGCTACTAAATTTACTTTCCCAGCACCAGTATATCTAAATCCAAATACAGAATACTGTTTTGTACTTGAGTCAAACTCAAATGCATATCTAACTTGGGTTGGTCAAATGGGTGATTTCGATGTTCATACAAAAGAACCAATCGATAGACAACCATACGCAGGTGTATTATTTAAATCACAAAATAGTTCAACTTGGTCTCCAGAACAATTACAAGACTTGAAATTTAATATCAACAGATGTAAGTTTAGTTCAACATCTGGTAAAGTAGTTCTAGAAAATAAAGTATTACCAAGTAAAAAATTAGACCCTAACCCAATTACAGTTATTGGAACAGGTGACAGAGATAGAATAAAAGTACAACATATGTCACATGGTATGTACGATGGAGATTCAAATGTAACACTTTCTGGTATTGAGGGTGATAAAGATAATGGTATTAAATCAGTTACATCAAATGTAACTGGAACTGGTGCAACAGGAAGTTACACAGGTGTAAGTGGTACTGCAAGTGGAAATGGTTCTGGTGCAACATTTAATATTACATTGGATACTAATACAAACATAAGTCAAATAAAAATTAACAACCCTGGCTTCAACTTTGCAGCTAATGAAACTATTACAATTCCACAAAGTTCAGTCGGTGGTTCTGGTGCAACAACTTTTGCAACAATTACAGTTGCATCTATTGAAAATACATTGGGTGGAATACCAATCAGTAAGATTAATACAACTCACACTGCAATACAATCATTTGATTTAGATTCATATGAAATAAATGTGACTCTAGGAGACCACTTAGGTGGTACAGAAAATGCAAGTGGTGGTGGTAGAAGTGTCTTTGCAACAGAAAATATGTACTTTGATGTAGTACATACTTTAGTACCTAATGTAGTTTATCCTAAAACAAATATAAGTGCAGAACTATTTAAGACAAGTACAAACCAACCACAGGGTACAGGAAATAGTTATTCACTTGCAAATGCAAGTGAGACAATAGTCTTAAATGATAATAACTTTATGGTCACATCTGGTATAGTTGCATCTGATGTTAACGAAACAAATGAAATGGGTTCTGCAAAATCATTTAGATTAGAACTTGATATGACATCAACTTCTGATTTTGTATCACCAGCTGTAGATATAGGTTCTATTGGTTCAAATACTATTATGAATAGAATTGACTCAGTATCTTCTTCTAGTGACCTTGCAACTAATTCAACTTTTGTTGCACCTACAGAACCAGAAGGTGATAATAACGCTGCAGTTTATTGTACAAGATTAGTACAGTTAGAAAACCCAGCAACACAATTAAAAGTTATCTTTGATGGATTTAGACCAGCTGGTATTGCAGATGGTGATATTAAAACATATTTTAAACTACTTAAAGCAGACAATACTCTACCAACAGAAGAACTTGGTTGGACTGAATTTGGTACAGATAATGTTCCAGATGCAGACTCAAGTAAGTTTAGGTCATACGAGTATGATGCAGATAACTTAGAAGAGTTCTTAGGATTTGCAGTCAAGATTGTAATGAAATCTAAAGACACAACTAAACCATGTGCTATTAGAGCATTTAGAGGACTAGCACTTGCCTAAGATTAAAGGAAAAGACCATCTTATAAAAGATGAATATTCGAAAGCAGTTATAAATACTGATAAGGATGCATATACTTTGTATAAACGAAGAAAAACAATTATGCAAACAAAGAACAATGAGATACAACAATTAAAGTCAGAAGTCTCACAATTGAAGATAATGATGACACAAGTTTTGGAAAAATGCAATGGCAAAGAATGTTAGTAACAACGATACACTAGAAGTCTTAAGAACTTCCTATAACGACCTTGTAGATGAGGTCGGTGGATTAGGTGGTCTTAGAACAAGTCAAAAAAGTTCACTGGTAGATTCTATCAATAGTATTATTGACCAGTATTTCTTTTTTCAAGACTTTGAGTTTACTGGTTCAAATGGTACAAGTTCAAATAGAACATTTAGTGGTACAGATAACTTTAGTGAAACATTAAAATATTCTGTTAATAGAGTACTAGTATTTAAAAATGGTACACTACTTAGAAGTGGTACAGACTATTCTGCAACTAATGGTTCAAGTATTACTCTTGCAACATCAGCTGCAAACTCAGACATTATAAGAATTACATCCTTCACTGGTTCATATGAAGGTGTTGCTGGTGCAACTCAAGGTGCAGTAACACAATGGACTAAGACTGGTGCTGGTTCTATTTACAATCATGATACTGAAAATGGTGTTGTAATAAACTCAGATGCTACAGGTATTGTAACTGCACCAGCAAGTGGATATGGAATTCAATTAGAGTCATCTGGTTCAAATATTTTCTTAAACACTGGTGGTACATCAAACGAAGTATTCGTAAATGGTAATTTAAATTTAACAAGTGGTGGACAAATAAAAGTAAATGGTTCACAAATTACTGCATCAAATTTATCTGGATTTAATACGAGTGTTAGAAATTTAATCAATGGTGATGGTTCAACCATTTCATATAATTCTAGTACTGGTGTAATTTCTGCAACAGGAACAGCAGATACAACAGGTAACGCTTCAACTGCAACTACATTACAAACTGCAAGAACAATACATGGTGTATCATTTAATGGTAGTGCAGACATAGACCTTACAGAACAAATACAAGATACTATAGATGGATTGTTAGTAGCAGGTACTAATATGACATTAACATATGATGACGCTTCAAACTCTTTAACAATTAGTACATCTGGTAAAACTCAAGAAGAGATTGAAGATATTGTTGGTGCAATGTTCAGTTCTAATACTGAAACAGGTATTACTGTAACATACCAAGACTCAGATGGTACTTTAGATTTAGTAATAGGTAATGACGCAATTGTAAGTTCAATGATTGCAGACAACACAATTGTCGGTGGTAATATTGCAGCTAATTCAATCGGAAGTTCAGAGATAGCTGCAAATGCAATCAACGCTAGTGAGTTAGCAGACGATTCAGTAGATACAGATGCAATTGTAAATAATGCAGTAACTTTAGGAACAAAAACATCTGGTAACTATGTTGGTACATTAGTAGCAGGAACTGCTTTAACATCAACTGGTGCAACTTCTGGTGAAGGTATTGCACATAGTATAAGTTTAGATGATACTGCTGTATCAGCAGGTTCATATGGTTCTGCAAGTGCAATCTCAACATTTACAGTTGATGCACAGGGAAGACTAACAGCTGCTGGTCAAGTATCAGTAGATACATATTCTGGTTGGAGTCAAGCAGCTGATACTGGTTCAACCAAAGCAGTATCCGAAGGAACAACAATGACCATTGCTGGTGGTGAAGGTATGAATACTGTCATAAATGGTTCAACTGTAACAGTAGCAGGAGAAGATGCTACTGCAACTAATAAAGGTATTGCATCATTTAGTTCAACTGATTTCTCAGTATCTTCTGGTGCAGTAAGTATTGACCACGACCATATTGAAGATATTGTTGGTGCTATGATATCTGGTAGTGGTGCAACTTCTGTATCATACGATGGTAGTACAGGTAGTTTAACAATTAGTTCAACTGATAATAATGATAATACAGTTACACAAATCAGAGAAGATTCTGGTTCTTATAGAACTGGTAGTATTACTCTTCAAAGTGGAAGTAATGTAACTATTTCAGAACCAACAACTGGTGTATTTAATATAGCATCAACAGATACTAACACAACATATAGTGTAGGTAATGGTGGATTAACAGAAATAAACTTTACTTCTGCACTAAACACTAAACTTGCTGGTATTCAAGCTGGTGCAACAAACACATCTGCACCTCATTACACTAGTGCAATTGGTTCTTCCGATGTTACAACTGCATTAGGATTTACACCATATAATAGTACTAACCCATCTGGATATACAACATATTCATCTAACCAAGCAACTAATACTACTAGTAGTGTATCTTTTGCACAGGTTTCATCAACAGGTGATATTATTGCATATGCATCTGATGATAGATTAAAAGACAGAGGTGATAACATTGAAAATGCTCTAGAGAAAGTAGAATCGTTAAATGGTTTCCACTTTAATTGGAATGATACAGCATCTGATTTAAGTAATCAGTTTGATAAGAATGTAAACATGATTGGTGTATCAGCTCAAGAAGTAGAACAAATATTACCAGAAGTCGTTCAACCAGCACCAGTTGATAATGAATATAAGACAGTTCAATATGAAAAGTTAGTTCCATTATTAATTGAAGCAATCAAAGAACTTAAAACAGAAATAGAAAGTTTAAAGTCGTAAATCGTATAAATACTACTTAGATAACATCAAAAGGTAGTATTTTATATGGCAAGTATCAGTAATTTATTCGTAGACCAAGGGAGTGATTTTACAATTACTGTCTCCTTGACTGATGCAACAGATTCAGCATTGAATCTTGCAAGTAATACTTTTCTTGCACAGGTAAGAAAAAGTCATGCTTCGAATACAGTAAAAGCAACATTTAGTACATCCAATGATGGAGTCGGTGGGAATTTAACCTTAAGTCTCACCGATGTGCAAACTGCTGCATTAGAAAATGGAAGATATGTGTACGATGTCTTACAAACTGATGCAAGTGGATTAAAAACAAGATTGATAGAAGGGCAGTTGATTGTAACACCAAGTGTAAGTAGGAGTTAATAAACAATGTCAACTATAAAAGTAAAGGTTGCCAACCCTCTTAACAAACAAGTCAAACAAGTGACTGTAGGTAAAGTGGATGCATCCTCGATTAATATGAATGATTTGGCAAATGTGGATACAACCACAGTGTCACTTCAAAGTGGTACTACCCTTATTTTTGATGCAAGTACAGGTAAGTTTGAAGCTGCCAACACGATAGATGGTGGGACTTACTAACAATATTAGGAGAGAATAATGGCAACAGTAATTCAGATTAAAAGAAGCACAGGTGTTTCTGCCCCTACAGCGTCTGACTTAGCTCAAGGTGAATTAGCATATTCAATGGATGCATCCAATAGTGGTGCTGGTGCAATTCTATATGTTGAGTCTCAAGACAGTGGTGGTAGTGCAGTAATACAAAAACTAGGTGGTAAATATTATACTGATATTTTAGATGGAACGACACCATCACCAGCAAACTTCAAAGTAGGGAATGGGAGTTCAACAGGTGGTAGTCTACAACTATTCGAAGATTCAGATAATGGTTCTAACTTCGTAGCACTTAAATCACCAAATGCAGTAACAAATAATACTACATTTACATTACCAGATGGTGATGGTTCAAATGGTCAGTTCCTTAAAACAGATGGTTCTGGTCAATTAAGTTTTGGTACAGTCGTATCAAGTTTATCATTAGCTGCAGATAGTGGGTCAAATGACTCATTCTCAACTGGTGAAACTTTAACTTTCACTGGTGGTGAAGGTATTGATACAACAGTATCCGATAACCAAATAACCATAGCTGGTGAAGATGCAAGTACATCAAATAAAGGTGTTGCATCATTTAACAGTTCACACTTTACTGTATCAAGTGGTGCAGTAAGTATTAACAATTCCTTTTTAGTAATAGAAAGTGAAGGAATTGGTTCAAACGATAACGACACAACAGTTCCAACATCAGCTGCAGTTAAAGATTATGTAGATACAAATATAACTGCTCAAGATTTAGATACTGCTGGTGACAGTGGAACTGGTGCAATAGATTTAGACTCACAATCGTTGACCATTGCTGGTACAACAAATGAGATTGAAACAGTTGCAAGTGGTCAAACAATTACAGTTGGATTACCAGACAATGTGACTATAGGTAATAACCTTACAGTCGATGGTAATTTAACAATCAATGGAACTACAACAACTGTAAACAGTACAACAGTCACAGTTGATGACCCAATCTTTGTAGTGGGTGGAGATACAGCTCCAGGCTCAGACGATAACAAAGATAGAGGTATGCAATTCAGATGGCACAATGGGTCAGCTGCAAAATTAGGGTTCTTCGGATTTGATGATAGTACAGGTAAATTTACATTTGTTCCAGATGCAACAGATACAAGTTCAATTATATCTGGTACAAAAGGTAATTTAGATATTGGTGGATTAGACTTAGCAGGTTCAATTACAAGTGTAGATGGTTCTGCACCAACTAATGGACAGATTCTAATGGGTCATACAGGTAATGGTGACATGCAATTAGGAACAATTACTGCTGGAGAAGGTTTAGATGTCACTAATGGTGCTGGTAGTATAACTTTATCAGCAGAAGATGCAACTTCAACTAATAAAGGTATTGCATCTTTTAACTCAAATGAGTTTACAGTATCGTCTGGTGCAGTTTCAATTACTGCAATAGATGGTGGAAGTTATTAATAGAGGATAATTATTATGAGTTATAATGGAAAAGTTTTTAATGCAACTGTACCAGAATTGACAGTTGAAGAAAGACGAATTGATATTGAAATACCAAATGAAGTTATGAAACAACTTTATATTCCTATTGATGGAAAAGTTTATATTAGTGATAATGGTAACTTTACTGCAAAACTTAAGTTAGATAACTCAGAGGGTGGTAGAGAACTTGATTTAGGAATGAGGATAAATGATGAGATTCCACCAACAGATTGGTGGGATACTGGTGCAAATGTACAAAGAACTATTAAAGAAGTACCAATGGATGTACTTAATTACATAGGACTTGGATTTGCAGATGACCAGATAAGAATTAAATTTACATTAGACACTTCTACATGGAGTGCAATTTTAGAAAAAATAACTGTTACATAACAGTTTAAGATATAGGGTATATACCCTAATGACAAAGTGAGTGACATATGACACAGACAGTCCAATTAAAAAGGTCTGCTACTAGTGGTGCAATTCCAAGTACATCCGACTTATCGTTGGGTGAACTTGCAATCAACACCTATGATGGTAAGGCATACATTAAAAAGAATGTAGGTGGAACTGAATCTATCGTTGAGGTGGGTGCAGAACAAGCTAAGTTCAACCAAATGTCTCATAACCTATTTAATGCTAGTGCAAACCAAACAACATTTTCAGGCACCGATGCAAATGGTGATTCCTTATCGTATACAACTGGTCAAATTTTAGTATTCCTTAATGGAGTATTTTTAGACCCAGATGATTATACTGCAACGAATGGTACATCAATTGTATTGGATGATGGTGCAAAGTCTTCTGATTACCTAGAAGTTATAGGTCTAGGTGGAACTACTGCATCTAAATTAACAAGTATTGCACAATTTGAATTTACTGCAACTGCTAATCAAACAGTACTAACTGGTGCAGATGAAAATAGTAATACCTTATCATATACGCCAGGCAAAATCTTAGTATTTTTAAATGGTGTTCTTATGGATAATAGGTCTGGTTCAGACTATACAGAAACTAGTTCATCAGTTATAACATTTAGTTCTGGTCTACAAGTTAATGATACAGTTGTCATAAAATCATACACAGGTTCAGAACCATTTTTTAGAAACCAATATGATATTACTGCAGCTTCCACATCTAATATAAGTGGAAACGATGCAAATGGAAACCCTTTAAGTATTATTCCCAAATATTCAGAAGTATTTGTGAATGGTGTCTTAGTAAAAAAAGGACAATGGAGTTCTGGTAGTGGTACTCAAATTGATTTTGTAGAAGCACTTACAGACCCAAATTATGTTATCGATGTAATTGAATATGGTTTCAATACACCAGAGGTAAATTTATTTTTAGATACAGTACCTTTCCTTGGTGGTAATTTAGATACCAATGGAAATAACATTCAATCAAGTGGGACTAATGCAGTCACACTAAAACCATCTACTTATGTAGATGTACAAGATGGGCCAGTACATTTAGAAGTACTTGCATCTGACCCATCTAGTGTAACTAATCGTGCATCTTTATATGCAAAAGATGTATCAAGTAGTGCAGAACTATTTGTGAGAGATGAAGCTGGTAATGTTACTCAGATATCACCTCACAATACTCAAGGTGAATGGATTTACTATTCAGAAAATGTGAAAACTGGTAAAAGGTTTAAAGTTAATATGGAAAAAATGATTCGTAGATTAGAACAAATCACAGGAGAAGACTTCATCGAAATAGATGATTAGTATAAATAACTATAAAGGATTTAAAATAGGAGAACTTTAAAATGCCAACTAAAGCAAGATATCTTGCAGACCTTTTAAATGCATCTGGAGAATTAGACTCTACTGGTGCAATTGAAGCGATACAAGACCAGATTTCAAGTCTGTTCGCTGCTGGTTCACATACAGGTATATCATTTTCATATGATGATTCATCTGGTACATTTAGTGCAACAGTAGGTGCAGAATTCATACAAGATACAGTGGGAGCTATGTTTAGTTCCAATACTGAAACAAATATAACTGCAGCTTATGAAGATAGTGATGGAACTATTGACCTTGCAGTAGAACAAAATATTGCTGGAACAAATCCATATTATTATCCAGTTACAGTTACAGTTAGTGGTGGTTACTTTGTTATTGATGGTACTTCACAGTATATCCTTAAGTTGGCAAAGGGTATAGTTTATAGATTTGACCAATCAGATAATAGTAATGCATCACATCCTTTAAGATTCTCCACAACAAGTGATGGTACTCATGGTGGTGGTTCAGAGATTGCATCTACATTATATAAAGTTTACAATAAAGTAGGAACTGCTGGTTCAGCAGGTGCATATGTAGAAATAGGTTTAGCACAAGACTGTTTAAACCCATTATACTACTATTGTGCAAACCATAGTGGAATGGGTAATGTTGCTATTGTAGGAACACCATCAAGTACAACATTAGTACCAGAAGGAACAAATCAATATCATACAACAGAAAGAGTACAAGATGTTGTAGGTGGAATGGTATCATCTAATACCGAAAGTGGTATTAGTGTCACATATGATGACTCAGATGGTACTTTAGATTTCAATGTCAATGACCCAACAATTTCATTGACAGGAGATGTAACTGGTTCTGCAACAATGACAGACCTAGGAAATACATCTATTAGTACAACTATTGCAGCTAACAGTGTTGCATTAGGAACAGACACAACAGGAAACTATGTTTCTGGAATTTCTGGAACTTCAAATGAAATTGAAGTATCTGGTTCTGGTTCTGAAACTGCAACAGTGACAGTAGGATTACCAGACAATGTAACTATTGGAAACAATTTAACAGTTACAGGAAATGCAAGTGCAGTTGACCTAACACTATCTGGTAACCTTACAGTACAAGGAAGTACAACTACAGTATCATCTTCTACATTACAAGTTACAGATGGTTCAGTTAAAGTTGCAAAAGACAACGCTGCAAATGCAACAGACTTTGGTTTGTATGGTCAGTATGTTGAAGGTTCAACTACAAAATACGCAGGACTATTATGGGATGCATCTGAATCAAGTAAATTTAGATTATTCCATGGTAACCAATCAGAACCTACAACTACAGTAGATACTTCTGGAACTGGTCATTCACAATCAACATTGTTGGCAGACCTAGAAGGTAATGCAAGTACAGCTTCTCAATTAATGAATGCAAGAACAATCTCTTTAACAGGAGATGTTACTGGTTCAGTTTCATTTGATGGTTCTGGTAATGTATCAATTGCATCAACTATTGCAGCTGACTCAGTTGCATTAGGTACAGATACAACTGGTAATTATCTATTAGATATATCTGCTGGTGAAGGTATTGATGTATCTCATACACCGAGTGAAGGTTCAACTGCAACTATATCTGTAGAAGATGCAACAGAAACAAACAAAGGTATTGCATCATTTGATGGAACAGACTTTACTGTATCTTCTGGTGATGTAACAGTAAATGCAGAAAGAGTACAAGACATTGTTGGTGCAATGTTCTCTGGTAATACTGAAACAGGTGTTGGTGCAACATATCAAGATTCAGATGGTACAATCGATTTAGTAGTAAGTACAACTGCATCAACTATTACAGACCTTACTGAGTCTGTAGAAGATATCGTAGGTGCAATGGTAACATCTAATACCGAAAGTGGTATTACAGTTGCATATGATGATTCAGATGGTACTTTAGATTTTACAGTTGGAACACTTAACCAAGATACAACAGGTAACGCTGCAACTGCAACTGCATTAGAAACTGCAAGAACAATTCATGGTGTTTCATTCGATGGTTCTGCAAACATAGACCTTACAGAAGTAGTTCAAGATACTGTAGGAGCAATGTTCAGTTCAAACACTGAAACAGGTATCACTGCAACTTATGAAGATAGTGATGGAACTATCGATTTAGTAACAAGTATTTCTGGATTTAACACAGACAACTTATCCGAAGGGTCAAGTAACCTTTACCATACTACAGAAAGAGTACAAGATGTTGTAGGTGGAATGGTATCGTCTAACACAGAAAATGGTATCTCAGTCACCTATGATGACTCAGATGGTACTTTAGACTTTAATGTTAATGACCCAACTATATCTCTAACAGGAGATGTGACTGGTTCTGGTACAATGACAGACCTAGGTAATACTAGTATTGCATTAACAATTGCAGCTGGTTCAGTAGACAATGCAATGTTATCTGGTTCAATTGCAAACAGTAAACTTTCAAATTCAAGTATAACAGTTTCCGATGGTTCAAATACAAGTCCAGTATCATTAGGTGGTACTTTAACTTTTGCTGGAACATCAAACGAAGTAGATGTTGTAGAAAATTCTGGAACAATTACATATGGATTACCAAGTGATGTAACAATTTCAAATGACTTAACAGTTACAGGTAACTTGGTAGTTAGTGGTACAACAACACAAACAGGTTCAACAGTATCCGATGCAAACTTTACAGGATTAACAAATGCAAACTCTGGAAATGCAACAGACTTTGGTTTCTATGGTAAGTATGTAGAGTCAAGTACTACAAAATACGCAGGTTTATTCTTTGATGCATCTACAGATAATACATTTAGATTATTTGCAGATACACAAACAGTACCTTCAACAACAGTTAATACAACTGCAACAGGATATACAGTAGGTACATTGGTTGCAAATGTTACAGGTAATGTATCTGGTTCTTCTGGAAGTACAACTGGTAACGCTGCAACTGCAACTGCACTTGCAACTTCAAGAAACTTTACAGTAACAGGGGATGCAACTACAGACTCATCACAATCATTTGATGGAACAGGTAATGTTGCATTACCAATTACACTTGCAAACTCTGGTGTATCAGCTGCAACTTATGGTGATGCAGATAGTGTTGCTCAAGTAGCAGTAGATTCAAAAGGTAGAGTAACAAGTGCATCTAATGTAGATATTAGTATTACTTCTAGTGGAGTATCAAACTTTGCAGAGGCAGTATCAGACACAGTAGGTGCAATGTTTAGTTCAAATACTGAGACAGGTATTACTGCAACATATCAAGATGCAGATAATACAATAGACTTAGTAGTAGGAACAGTTGCATTAGGTTCTGGAACTTCTGGAAACTATGTAGACAATGTTACTGGTGGAACTGGTGTTACTGTAAGTGGTAGTGCTGGTGAAGGATGGGAGCCTGCAATTAGTATTGGACAGGATGTTGCAACAACTAGTGATGTAACTTTTGCAGATATAGCTGCAACAGATGTTACTGCAAGTGGTAATGTTGTAATTTCTGGTAACCTAACAGTTAATGGTTCAACAGTAACTAACAGTTCAACAAACACTACTATTGAAGATGCATTAATAGAACTTGGTTCTGGTAATACTGGTTCAAACAGTAATGACTTGGGTCTTATACTAGAAAGAGGTTCAACAGGTAACAATGGATTTATAGGTTGGGATGAAAGTGCAGATAAATTTGTAGTTGCAACAACAACTGCAACAGGTTCTTCAACTGGTGATTTATCATTAACAGCTGCAGATTTTGTAGCTGCAAATGTTGCGGCATCATCAATTAATTCAAGTGGTAATATCACTGGTAACTTAGTTGGTAATGTAACAGGTACAATTCAAACTGCAGCTCAAACTAATATTACAAGTGTTGGTACATTAAGTAGTTTAGCAGTAAGTGGAACATCTGCTTTCACAGGAGCTGCAACAACAAGTTATACAACAATTGGTGCAAGTGCTAAGGCAATGAGAAATGTATTCATACATTCTTCTGCGCCAGGTGGTTCGGATGGAGCAGTAGGTGATATCTGGATAACATACTCATAGTAACAATATATAATGAATGAGGAAATTGATTAATGAGTTCAAAAGTAAAAACTCCAGCAGGATGGAATGACACCAATGGATGGAGAGTCAAGACTCCATCTGGCTGGAAAAAAGTAGTTGATGTAAAAAGAAAGACTCCAACTGGATGGGAATTCCAGACTGGAACTATACAGGTGCAACAACCTTTTCAACAGACATTTCAACAACCATTTCAACAACCATTTCAACAGTCTTATCAACAACCCTATGAGGTTACTATTAATAGACCAAATAGTTATGAAGTAACTATTAATAGACCTACAACATACGAACAAACTATTAACAGACCTGCTCAATTGCAGAATAGTAGACCTACATCGTATGAAGTTACAATTAATAGACCAGCAAATTTCCAGACACCTCGTCCTACAAGTTATGAGGTGACTATTAATAGACCTTCATCTTATGAGGTTACTATTAACAGACCAAACCAATATGAACAAACTATTAACAGACCAAATAGTTATGAAGTAACTATTAACAGACCAGCAAACTTTCAAATACAGAATTTTAGACCTGCTAACTATGAACAAACGATTAATAGACCTGCTAATTATCAAGTTACAATTAACAGACCTAATCAGTATGAACAAACGATAGCTAGACCTGGCCAGTTACAAGCTTCTAGACCTGCTAATTATCAAGGACAAGCAACAGGTTATAGACCACAATATTTTCAAACTCAAGGAACTGCTTATAGACCACAATATTTTCAAACTCAAGGAACTATTAATAGACCTGCTAATTATCAAGGACAAGCAACAGGTTATAGACCACAATATTTCCAAACTACAGGATTTAGGCCAGGAGCTTTTCAAGTGCAAGTTTATACTGCAGCTAATCCAAAATTTGGTGCAGCTGCAACTCAAGTTCAATCACCTAATGCACAGTTAACACCATTTAACCCATTAGTACCAAGTCCATCATTTAATCCAATCTATCAACCAGATGGGCCTTTCAACCCTGGCCCTCAAAATTATCAGATACAAAACTATAGACCACCAAGTTATAACTATCAACAGACGATACCTAGACCTACTAGTTATAATACACAGATACAAAACTATAGACCACCTAGTTATAATACACAGATACAAAACTATAGACCACCTAGTTATAACTATCAGCAGACGATACCTAGACCGACTAACTATCAGCAACCTAGACCAACTTCTTATGAAGTGACAATACCTAGACCTACTAGTTATCAACAGACAATACCTAGACCTACTTCTTATGAACAGACTATAGGTAGACCTCAGTATTATCAGACTCAAGGTAGTAGACCTACAAGTTATGAACAAACGATACCTAGACCAACTTCTTATGAAGTGACAATACCTAGACCTACTTCTTATGAACAAACTATTAATAGACCTACTTCTTATGAACAGACTATTAATAGACCTGCTCAGTTACAAAATAGTAGACCTACTTCTTATGAACAAACTATTAATAGACCTGCTAATTTCCAAACTCCGAGACCTACAAGTTTTGAACAAACAATTAGTAGACCTTCATCATTTGAACAGACTATTAGTAGACCAACTTCTTATGAGGTGACACAAACTCGTCCAGCAACGAGACCTTCAACTAGACCAAGTACTAGACCATCTACTCGACCTTCGACTAGACCAGTATCTACATGGGATGGTGATTTGAATAAACCTTGGCCTTAGACCAAGACTATATACTTTATATTATGGAGATTTTATTATGTTATTAGTATATGACCACGACAATGTTTTACATATAACTAACGAAAGAGGACTTCGTTGGAATTATGATAAAGCAGATAAACCTTCTTTTGGTTTTGATTATGACTTTATGTTTTATATACCATATGATGATTCTTACGAATACGAACTTAATCGAAAAGTAGAAAAGTTATCTGAGGAAAATATTGCAGAAATTGAAGAATATATTAAACTTTGTGAACCACCTTTGGAACTCACAATGACAAAACAATATTCAGATGATATTCAAGAGTCAGTAAAAAATCGAAGAGAAATTGGATTTGAAAGATTAGGTTTTTTCAAATTTGATAATATGACTGAAATTCTTATTGCATCTAGAGAAGGTTCTAATGACCCTAGAAGACAAATTGCAAGAAGATTCTTAGACTGGAATGATTTTTTAGTTGGTACTGCATATAGAATATGTGAAGAATTAAATGCAACTCTTGATGGAGATTTGCAAGACTTTGATACTTATCTAAATCAATTACCAGAACCACCACCACAGGATGAGTTTACTGAAACTCATTGGTCAGATGATAGATTTGAAACTAAATCAGATACTTTCGATGTTAATGGTGGACAAGATTCTTTAGGTGAGGACAAGAGGGCTGTATAGTGTCTATGCATTACGAATGGTTAATGCATCCTCTCAATATAGAATATCTGCAAAAACCAAAACCTATTGATAAATTACCTTTCCAAAAAGTATGGGTATTTGATAATTATCTTACGCCTCCAATTTGGTGGAGTTGGAGAAATTGGAGAAATTCATCTGTTAACTGGGGTAGAAGTAATAGAGTAATTCGTAATAATGAAATGCAACATTTGTATTGGGGTGAATCAATATATCATAATGTAGGTGAGGAAAAAAATAGTTGGCACAACAATACAGCAATACAAGACCATTATGAGTCATATCATAGAAAAAATAAAAGATGGATGAAACAATCAGAATGGAAGAAGGATGTATTTCGTGTTAATAATGTAGGTTATAGAGAACCTATGATAGATTGGTTTATACATAAACTAAGACAAGATTTTAAATTTGATTGGAATTATTTTCAATATTGTGGATTTAATGGACAAACTATTGGACAAGATGGAACTATTCATGAAGACACAGGATTAGATGATTCATGTCTAAACAATTTAACATTCCTATACTATGACCAAGAAAGATGGGAAGATAATTGGGGTGGTGACTTAATAATGTACAATGGTGAATATCATGACCATTCATATAATGGTATTCCAGAAAATGCAGAGGATTATGAAATTGGTAGAGTAAAATATAAACCAAATCGATTAGTCATTATGAATGGTGCAATTACACATAGACATCCTGGCCCAGATGTAGAATATACTAAAGAAAATGGATTCCCATTTAGAACAAGTATGGTCGTAAGAGGAGATAAAGCAACCCTTTGGGATGCATAATATATACTATTATGAAAACAAAAACAATTTTAATTATGGGATTGCCTGGCAGTGGAAAAACTTATATTTCTAATTGTCTACTTGAACATTTAGATGCAGACCATTTCAATGCAGATGCAATCCGAACCCAACACAACGATTGGGATTTCTCAGAAGAAGGTAGAATGAGACAGGTACATAGGATGAAAGACTTATGTAGAGAATCCGAAAAACCATATGCAATTATGGATTTTGTATGTCCATTTACTCAAGGTCGACAAATTTTAAATCCAGATTATATAGTCTTTATGGATACAATAGAGAAAGGTAGATATGCAGATACCAATAAAGCATTTCAAAGACCTCTCAAAAACGAAGTAGACTATCTGGTCGAAGACCAGAATGGTGAACTACATTCAGAGGTTATTGCAAGAGAAATACTTGCAGAGAATAGAAGGTTTGACGAAACTAAACCTACTACACAAATGTTAGGTAGATTTCAACCATTTCATGATGGTCATTTTGCATTATTCAAACGATGTTATGATAAAACAGGACAAGTGGTTATTATGATTCGTGCAATGGAAAATACTGCAAAGAATCCATTTGATTTTAAAACAGTTAAACAAAATATTAAAATGTATCTACTTGGAGAAGGATACGAAGAAAATGTACACTATATTATACAAAAAGTACCAAATGTTGTCAACATAACTTATGGTAGAGATGTAGGGTATAAAATAGAACAGGAATCTTTTGACAAAGAGACTGAATTAATTTCTGCAACAGAAATTAGGAGACAACTTGGATTCACACAGTAAGTCAATTGTAAAAGCATTTTCATGGAGAATAATAGCAACAGTTACTACAGGATTAATAGGATATGCACTAACAGGGTCAGTTGAAGTTGCTGGTGCAATAATGACATTTGATTTTTTCTTGAAACTATTACTATATTATATACACGAAAGATTATGGACGAATGCCCGATAAAAGAAATGGAAATAAAGTTTCAGTGTGTAATAGACAGTGAAAATCGTTTATTTGAACCAGTTCCAGCTAGACAAGTAAAACCAGAGTGGTATAAGAAATTACCAACTATGTTACCTAATGGGTTAAACAAATCATCTGAAACAATAAAAAAATGTCCAGCTATGCATGATTGGTTATCTATGGGATATCTAATTAGAAATCGTCATTCAGTATTTGTTTTTATAGGACATGATGGAAATGAACCAATAAGTATTTCTCTTCCATTAAAAGATGATGTAACACCAGAAGAATTAAAAAAAATAAAAGAATCTGAAACACCAGAACAATTAATTGCACATAGTAAAGGTCTTATTCTTGCAGAGAATGAGTGGTTAGAAGGTTCACAAAAACATGGTGGTCATCCTGCTGTACAAGTTAAAGGTAGTAGTTGGGATGATAAAATGGCATTTAAATTCAAAATGGATTTCTTAATTGAAACACCAAAAGGAACTTCTTGTTATTATCTTGACCCATTTTTGTTTGATAATCCATACTTTCAAACATGGCAAGGAGTTATAGATACCGATGGTTTTAATCAATTGACAACAAATAATATGTTGATATTCTATCCTAAAGTTGATAATTCTTTTATAATACCCAAAGGTACACCACTGGTACAGATTGTACCTTTTGTTAGATATCCTTGGAAACATACAGTTGAGTTTCTTTCTAAAGAAGAACTCCATGGAAAATTTAGAAAAGAATTCCAAGGTGAATTAAAAAAAATGAATGACAGAGAACCACTAGACGATAGAAATGAATATAAACAAGTTTATAGAAAGAACTGGGCATCGAAAAAGGAGTTTAAATAATGTTTATACCAATGTTTTCATGGAATGTATTTAGAGTTAATTTAATTAAAGAAGGTTATATTTCTGATGAACAACTTCATGCAATGCAAAAAGAATGTTATACTATGAGAAAAAATGACCCAATTGGTAGAAGTCGTTCTAATAATGGTAGTGGTTGGCAGTCTAATGATGGTGTAAATGAGAGACCAATTTTCCAATCTATGATTAATGGTATTGAAAAAGTTTTTAATAAAGAAGTATTTCCATTTTACGCAGGAGATGAAAGTAAAGATTTTAAATTACACCATGGTAATTATTGGGTAAACATAAATTATAAAAATTCATATAATAATGTACATTCTCATCCTGGCTGTTGGTATAGTGGTGTATTTTATTTACAAGTTCCGAAAGAAACTAGGGGGTCTGGTTGTTTGCAATTTATAAGTGGTCAGGCAAAATACATGCAAGATTTTACACATGCATCAAGAAGAGATGCAGATAATTTTGTAGTTGACCCAGTAGAAGGTGATTTATTTCTATTTCCATCTGCAATGTTACATTATGTAGAACCTAATGAAGTAGACTTTGATAGAATATCAATTGCATTTAATCATGAGTTTCAATATTTAAATGAAGGTAGATTGAATGGTTCACCTAATATTCAAACAAGTTTTAACGATGTTATGGAATTTGAGGTTTTACCAGATGGAAACTTAAAAATCCCTAAATAGAAGTATATCTTTTATAGAGGGAAATATGGAATTGGAATCAATACATTTACTTTGGAATTTAGTACTTACTGGAATCGTAGCTCCATTTGTTTGGTTCATAGTACAACTTCATAATGAAACAAAACGATTAGAAATATTACTCAATAGAACTAGAGAAGAAATAAATCGTGATTTCGTTTCTAAAGAAGACTTACATAAAGATATGGAAAGAATGATGGAT